CATGATACCTAAACCTAAATTTATCCTTTCTAAGTTTATCAATTGGAGGATGATATTGACTTACATTTTGTAAGAATCCATTTCTAGAATCAAATATTTGACCATTTGGGTTAATCGTTACTGGGATTTTAGCAAAGGCAGAATTAACCGTTCCATTATAATCATTATTATACATATTATTTGTAGCTTCAGAATATGGAACTAGTTCATCCATAGTATTATATTTATTCATCTCCATATAAATAGCAGTATCTCCAAACATACAAATAGTATTTGGACCCTTAATGTAAAAAGCGTGTCCAGAGACTGCTGGAGGTAAAATTGTGGTTTCGGGTTTAAGCCATATATAGTTATTGTAATTAAATTTAATATCAGTGCTTGTTTCTGTTCCAAAATAATTATCTTTGGAAAACCCTAAATAAGATGGTAAACCCCATTTAGTGTATTGATCCCAAACATTGGGTGGTTGTTGTTGATTAACAATGGCAGAACATGATATATCATAAGGAATTTGTTGTGTAAAAGCAAAAATAAAATTATCATATGTATTCCCAAACCACATTTGTTGTCCAACAGTATCATAATATACTTTAAATCGGTCATATGTAGCTCCAGGAATACTTGTTTGTAAAAAAGTTTCCACTGCTTGATTCATTAAATTTTGAATTTCTAGTGATATTTGATCCGGGGTAAAAAAACCTTCTTGTATAGTTATAGAAAATGGTTTTCCTATATTGGTTTGTAATTTCATATATTCTGCGGTATTGGTTGATACTTGAGGAGTAATATAAAATTCTAGTTTAGTATTTTGATGGTTATTACTAAATACATATTGATTGGCAGGTAATTCTATTTCAACTAATCTCATTGATTGAACATTTGTTAAAGTTTCGGGCAGATCAATTTCAAAGTGATTAGCTTCTGGCCATTTTTTAATGTCTCTATCTTCGCTATGAATTGTTACTAATTTGCGGTCAACAACATATGTATTTTGTCTTCGAATTAATTGATGTTCATTATTAACATTATATTGTGGAAAGTTACTCATATATGATAAAATGAGAAATAAATTATAATTTTTATATGTATTTATATATTAATGTCAACAACAAGAACTTTTCCCCAAGTGAGTCTAGGAACTCCTCTGTGGATGCAAAGCGCTACTCCATCAACTATTGAATTAATACTACCTAATACTTCTGTTGAGATAGCATCAGATTTAACAGTTGGTAATAATATTTATGTTACATCAAGTAAAGATAAAAAGAAAGAAATAAGTGATATTAGTATTTCACCAGATACAATTTTAAGCATAAGTCCAAAACAATTTATTTATAAAAATGATCCTTCAGATAAATTACATTATGGATTTATTGCCGAAGAAGTGGAAAAGGTGTTTCCTAATTTAGTAACATCATCAAGTAAAACAAAGGCTGTTAATTATTTAGAAATGGTTCCTTTATTATTATTAAAAATAAATGATTTACAAAAACAAATTGATGAATTAAAAAAATAATAACATATTTTATATGACATCTAAAAATAATAAAATTAAAACTCAAAAAGGGGGTAATGATAATAAAACATTATCTATAACAAATTCTCCTTCAGGTGATTCAGAATCCTTAAAAAAAACATTACCATTACCGATTAAAAGAATACCATATGATGTTAAAATATTTTCATTTTTATGTATACTAGGTATATTAGTAAGAATTATATTCGCAAGAACAGCAAATGAATATGCTACAGCTACTGTATATGGTTATGGTTTTAGTATTTTAGCATTATTTGGATTAATAATTGGTTCATTCGCTATTTCATACAAAGATCAATTTTCTCAAGGGGTAATGGGATTTTTCAAGGTTATATTTAAAAATGCCATTCCAGTTATATTAATAACATCGATTATTGCGTTAGTATTATTCCAAAATATTTCTTTTTATGACCAAATAAACAAGGGTAATGTAGCAGATGAATATTACCAATTTTCAGGTGTATCATCCTTCTTAATTTTAATTCAAGTATGTTTAGTAATCAGTTATTTAATGGATACATTAGGTGCTGCTCGAAGTACAGGAAAAACAGTAGATATTATGACCGCATTAGCTGGTGAGATGAATAGTCTAATTCTTATATTATCAGTAATCAATATAGGAATAATAGGAATTCTACAAGTAATATTAAAATATTTTTCTACAAACGGTTAAGTGAATAAAATTTTATATGTTAAACCATATTCATTATCGTCTTCCCATATACCTGATATTTTTAATATAAATGAATTATTTGAATTATTTAAATCCTTATCAATATTTGGAAATATTTTTATTACACCTGAATTTAAGGTTTCATACACTATACTTCTTGGTTTTTTTGTAGATTTATATTTAAGCAAAATATTATGCTCTATCTTATAAATATTCATTAATATTTCTTTATTAATACTATTACTAATATCATATGAAATTTTAATTTTTTTAAAGTATGTTTCTTTATTAATTATTTTAATATTCAACAATAAAAAAATACCATTCAACATGATATTTTCATTTGAATATATTAATTTGATAAATCTACTATTATCCATTACTGTATTTTGAATTGGTTCATTAAAATATATATTATTACTGTTAAATTGATTATGTGTTAAAACTATATTCATATTTGATAATATAATTTAAAATAATATCTTTATTCTATTTCTATTTATATATAAATATATAATACTTATTAAAGATTTCATAAAGAGATATATAATATGAAATTTTTAGACAGTCATTATGAAGAATATATTCAATCAGTAAATAATGTATCATTACATCCTACATTAACAAAAAAATTACAATCATTTCCTGATAATTTGAACGAAGTAAAAAATGTTATTTTTTATGGGCCAAGTGGTGTTGGAAAATATAGTCAAGTATTAAATTGTATTAAAAAATATAGTAATAGTGAATTAAAATATGAAAAAAAATTAACTGTAACTTTTAATAAAAATAATTATTTTTTCAAAATAAGCGATATTCATTTTGAAATAGATATGTCTCTCTTAGGGTGTAATTCAAAATTATTATGGAATGAAATTTATATTAATATAATTGATGTATTATCAGCTAGAGTAAACAAGTCTGGTATTATTTTATGTAAAAATTTTCATAAAATTCACAGTGAATTATTAGAGTGTTTTTATAGTTATATACAACGGAATAATACAGATGTAAATCTTGTTTTTTTTTTAGTAACAGAAAATATTTCTTTTATACCAGATAATATTATTAATAATTTTTATACGATATCTATACCAAGACCTACAAAACTAAATTATAATAAAATATTAAAAAAAAAAATAACTGGTTCAACCAATGTTAAGGATATTTCTAATATTAAAAATGAGTTAACGAGTACAAATTCTTTTAGAACAAATATCATAAAATATGTCGATAAACTCTATAATGTTATAGATAACCCAGAGACATTAAAATTTACTAAATTTCGTGATTTAATATATGATATTTTTATCTATGATATGGAGATAGGTTATGTATTATGGTTACTTCTCAGTAAACTTATATTGAATAAAAAACTATCTCAAGACAATTTGACGAAAGTTTATCTTGATACATTCTCATTTCTTCAGTTCTACAATAATAATTATAGACCTATTTATCATTTAGAGAATTACTTATATAATCTAATAAATAAAATCCATGGACTTTAATACTGCATGTATTAACTTAAATCTAAGTTCACCTTTTTCACAAGAACAATTAAAAAAACAATATAGAATTATGGCATTAAAAAATCATCCAGATAAACATCCGCCTCCCAATGATGAATATACTGAAAAATTTAAAGTAATCGGACAATCATATGAATTTCTAAATAATTTCTTAGACAATGATAATAATCCTTGTGATATTAACGGTAACTATAATGAATTATTTGTCAATTTTCTCTCTACCTTTTTTTCAAATAACTATTCTGATGTTCAAGATATATTAAAGAGTATTATAAATGATTGTGAGAATCTATCCGTAAAATTATTTGAAGATATGGACAAGGAAAAGGCTATTCAAATATTTGAATTTATTAACAAATATCATCATATTTTATATATTCCTAGTTCAACAGTTGAAAAAATTAAAAATATTATAAATGAGAAGATGGAAAATGATAACATTATTATACTAAATCCCCGGTTTGAAGACTTAATTAATGATAATATTTATATTTTAGAATTCGAAGAAGAGAAATATTATGTTCCATTATGGCATGATGAAGTATATTATAAACATAAAAATAATGATCTGGTTATAAAATGTATACCGGATTTACCGGAGAATATCTCTCTAGACAATGACAACAATGTTCTAATTGAAATAGACTGTTCAATAGATTTATTATTAAAAGAAGAGTTTATACATTATCAGTTAGGTAATCAGCATTATACCATACCCATTAAAGAATTGAAAATAGAAAGACGACAAATATATGTATTCAAAAGAAAAGGTATTTCTCTCATTAACAATAACAACATTTACGACAATACAAATAAATCAAATATAATATTTGTTATTGACTTGAATTAATATTAATAGAATAGAATTAATTTATTAATATTTTCTCTCTACATAAGTGTTTAGTGTCTTTTTTTATGTTTTAGAAAGATGTAAGATATTTCCACTACTATCATATATGATATACTCCCTTGACCCTACATATGAAGAGAGAAAATACTAGTAATAAAAAGTGGTTTGTTTTTGATATATGTAGTAAATTTCACTTTTCACTTTTTTTTCAGAGTACATTTGGATTTTTAAAATTACACACAATATTTTTGCAGAGTTTTGAAATATGGAAAAAGGATTGAGAAAAGTTGTGAAAAAGTGGTTGAGAGCATAAAGGTAAGAACGCAAATAAAATTATTTTAATTTTGTTATTGTAAAAAAATATTTTTTCGGAAAAGTATTTAGACATTTTTCTCTAATGATAACATAATGATAACAGATGGTAACATTTCGTGCCAAAAAAATGCCGATAAATTCTTCTGTAAAACCTGCCTCTATAGTTGTAGGAAAGAAAGTAATTTTAAAGCTCATTTACTCACTAGAAAACATCAAAATGGTAACAAAATGGTAACAAATGGTAACAATGGCACGAAAAATGCCGCCTTATTGAATATGGAGTCAAAAACTCCAAAAAAAAATGCCGCTTATTGTAAGCCAGTAACACCAAAAAATGCCGAAAAAATGCCGCAACATTTACCCTTCATCTGTGAAAGCTGTGGAAATCGTTATAAACATCGTTCTGGTCTGTCTAGACATAGAAAGAAGTGTTACATTGATGTAGTAGATACTATAGACCAAATAACAAATATACCAGACGATAATCAAGGGGATTTTAAAGAATTAATTCTATTACTTTTGAAGGACAATAAAGAAATTCAAAAAAATTTTATGGATATGCTTCCACATCTCAAGGGGAATGCTGAAAATAGTTATAATAATACAAATAGTCATAATACGAACAATTTTAATATTCAGATGTTTCTTAATGAACACTGTAAGAATGCTATGAATTTAACTGATTTTATAGATACATTACCATTAACTGCTGAGACTTATAATAACACATTAGAGAATGGTTTGACAAAAAGTATTACAACTATGATAACAAATGGTTTAAATAATATAGATATATTAGAACGACCAATTCATTGTACTGATCCAGCTAGAAAAACAATGTATATAAAAGACAATGATGTTTGGGAGAAAGATACGGAATTAAATGTATTGTTGGAGAATATTGCACTATTGGCTACAAAACATCGTATAAATATTAATAAATGGCAAGATGCGAATACAGGATGGGAAAAAAATGAGAATCTTCAAACAAAAATGACTACATTAGTATTTAATTCAATGACATCAATAGAAGACGATGAGAAGGAAGTAAATAAAATAGTAAGAGCTATTGGTAAAAACACATATTTATCAACTGATATCAAGAATGAATTTAAATAAAATTGAATGATTTTTTGTCATTTACTATTAACCAAATCTAAAGTGTCATTTCTAAAGAGAATTTCTGTTATCTTATCGTTTCATAGTAAAATGAATAGTCCTGTTGATATTTCAAAATTAAATATAGAGGATTTAACCAAGTATCCAGATTCATTTATTAAATTTGCTGACGGTAATAATCTCAAATACCCAAAACTTAATACAGGTAATGGGCAAGCTTTATGTGCTATGTTACTTACACCAGGAAAACATTGGTCTCGTCACGAGTGTGATGAATTTGTAAAAAAGTTCAATATAACTACTAGAGATTCAATTCAACTATTCAATAAACACGAACAATGGGGAATCAAGACAAGTAGTGAAAGAGGTAAGAATTATATTGTAGAACCATATACATTATCAAATAAACATAAAATGAGAAAAAATTTTACATACGATGGGACAGATGAACAAAAAAATGCTGAAATTGAAAAAATAAAATCTACTATTAAGGCAGATTATGTTGATATTGCTAATAGTGAATGGCAATTAGGCCATAAGAATCCAAACTCTACTGATAATGCTATGAGTAATTTAGTTCTTCAACCACCAATTCAAGCAAAGTATAGAGATAAATATATATTTCTGGATACATTGACAAAGATTCCAACACCAAAAACATTTCAAGAGATGAATGATGCTAATCAATTACCATATACAAAAGAGCAATTGATTAACTTGAGAGATTATTTAAATTCGTTAGAATTATAGTTCACAACGAGTGCGACTAATTTCGTAATATTCAGAATTAATTTCAATACCGATACAGTTTCTATCTGTGTTTTTACATGCTATTGCGGTAGTTCCACTACCAAGGAAAGGGTCAACAACCAAAGAATTCTTCTTACTGAAAATTTTAATAAGATGTTCTATAAGTTGAATAGGTTTAACTGTTATATGTGAGTTATATTCACCCTTTTCTTTTTTATTCGGTTTGGCTATGAGGAAATTTTTATCATAAGTTTCATTATATTCTTCTGTAGTAATAATGTTAGCAGGAACCCTGTCACCATCAATACCAACTTTTTGAGAGAAATCAATTAATCCAGTTTTGAAATTTAATTCATTTTTAATAAATGTTAATTTTCCTATAGGTTTCATAGCTACACATATAGGTTCAAAACAAGATTTAATTTGAGGTGTTTTAAAATCTTTATATTCTTCGACTAGAGAAGACTTTTCTTCTTGAGAAATATCCATTTTATTAATAATATGAGTAACACTCATTCCCTTTGGCATAGTCTGAGTATATGTCCAATTAATCATATCTCTAATTTCGAATCCAGCAATATCACAAGCCATAGCAATAGC